CATCAAGGCTTTCTCAAGAGGTGGTAATACTTTATCAGACTTGATAACTTCTAGATTACCTTTCTGCCATCCAAACTTGTCGGCTTGATTCATTGGTTTCTCCTGCCCGTCACAAGGACATGGTATCCATCTTTGTCTTTGCCGACATAAGTAAATGGCGTTCCTCGGTCAAAAATTACTTCTTTTTGCGACATACCTGTTCTACTGCTTACGCCATCTACCCAAACTTTACGCCTATTAGCAGTATCTATGATGCGTATTTTGGCATCATACATAGACTCTTCAGCAAACCTTATAGCCTCATTCACGCTTATAGTTACTGAAGTAAAGCCCTCATCTATAAATATGTCGCCTTTTTTGATACCCGCAAAGATACTTTCGTCAGACACTCTGTAATATTCATATATGTCGCTTGAGTCTAATTGTGGTGCTTTAGCAAAAAGACTATCTAGTTCTTGAACTATTGGGGTCGGTGCTTTGCCCGCTCGCAGGTCAGCGTTAATTCTATAAAATGCGCTTTCCTGATAATCTTGCAACGCCGCAACTTCAGATGCCGGTGGTTCAAAATCATCATAGAGTCTTTGGATACTTCTTTCGGAAAGGGTCTTACCGCGTAACCGATTGGCTGATGTTGTTTCATCCCACAAAGAAGTAACTTGAGGTTTTGGTTTAGGTATCGCGGTTAATCCACCTTCGGTAGGGCTAACCTGATAACCAAGAGAGTTTAGATAGCCTTCGTAGTCTGGTATCTCTGGCAATAGATTACAACGACAATGTGGGTGAGCAGGTGGTTGCATCTGTCCGGAATTAAACGAAGCACCTAACTCAACGACTTGCCCAATGTTTTGTGCGCATTTCTCGCAGGGTGCGCCACCAACTGCGGTTACTGCCATCCACTTAACTTGCTGTATCCCTGCATCTCGGTATCTCTGCATAGCGGCGGCGTTCATTACGCGACTATTCTCGGTAACGGCAATAGTAAGCGCGCGGGCGGGGCTACCCACAGCATCTTCAATTAACTTTGCGGCTTTACCCGGTGGCATACCACTACGAATAGCGTCAGCAAGAGCAGTTCCTATTTGGTCGTATCCTGTTTTATCTAGCCCTGAAATAAGGTTGCCGGAACGCTGAACAAGGTTTTGGAAGGCTTGCGGTGGGTCTAGTAGCATCGCAGAAGCGGTATCACCCGGTTGCCAAGTATCCCAGTCAATAGTAGATACATCGGCTTCTAAATCATTGGCTTTAGTAAGAGCCTTTTCCTTTTTGCGCATATCTAATAATGCGGCGCGAGCGGCTAAATCCCCTGTAACCCAAGCCTCTGCGTATAAACGGAGAAGGGCAGTTCGTAACGATTCGTTACTAAACCGAACATTTATAATTGCCCACGCGCGAGCGCGGGTGCGGTCTTGGGTAGGGTTATCTGTTACCGCAGGTTGGGTTTCTTGATATTGGGCGTAAATACGCTTGGCATCTATAGATTGACGGAGAGCCGCCCTTATCTTGACCGCGTTCTTCGCCGCTATGCGCCCATCAACTTCTTGAGCGCGCCACATTAGGTTAGATACGCTTTCGCTAACGCTTTTGCGGTTTCTAAGTCACCATCAAATGCGCAACGATTGAGTGCATCTCCTACTATTGGGTCTAAGTGTTCGAACTCAAATAAGCGAGCGCGCTTCCCTTTGCTTACCCACTTCATAAATGCCTTCACCTCATCAGCAGTTTCTTGTGTGGCTTCTTCTTCTCGGCTTTCTTCTTCAAGTTCAGTTGGTTCCGGCACAGGCTTTTGCCCGTTAGCGGTTGCATCATTATCCGCAGTTGCTTCTACTGGGTCGCCGTCTTGGTCAAGAGTAGATGCAGTAGTCACAGTATTCATATTGATAATGCCATCAGGTGAGAATAGGTATGTGCCACCGGCTGATACAAGGATAGGCATATCGGCTTGCGGTGTATCTAGGAGTGGCAAGCCAAGTTCCGAACGGCGTTCGTTAATTGTTTTACCTGCGCTTGTTACCTCAATTTGAGCCTTCCTTGCGCTTTCCTCATTGTCTAGACGGCGTGAAGCCATCAACTTAAATTCTAGTTCGCGTGGCATACCAAGATATGCGTATGAAAGGTTGGTAAGCATCTTGTTTAGCCAGTTCACCAAAGGTGCTACACCGATTGCTTCAGCGTTACCGGCTTTACCTTCTTCAAATCCCTTACCGCCTAAGCCACCCTTGGCATCATAACCAATTTCAGTTGGTTGAACGCCGTAGTGACCACAAATAGACGCAATAAGGAAGTTATCAAAAGTATCTCTAAACTTTTCGCCGTATCCGTCTAGTTGGATTGGCTTAATACCGGCAGGTAACAATCGAGAACGCTTACGCTGTGCGGTCTGTCCTGCAAGGTCATCATTAAGAATGTTCTCGTATGCTCGCAATAGGTCAGGGTTAGTTCCCCAAGTTGCATCTGATTCGAACAAAAGTTCGGGTGTTACACCATCAGTAAATTCGGCTCTTAGCCACCCCTGTCGGCGTAGATAAATGTCTGCTAGGGGTAAGGCTCTTTCTGTTGGGGAAAAGCCATATACGCTAATTGAGCGGCGATTATGAACCATATAGGCAAGGTCGTCAGCAGTAAACTCACCATCTGCACTTGGGTCATCATTATTAGCGGCAAATTCAGAGCGTGGGAAGCCGTAAAGGATTTGCTGGTATGCCGGAGCCGGTGCCATTGGGCGCATACCTCTATCGTCAAGCAAAGGTTTAATAGTTGAGCCGTCAAGGATTTGTAGTCCGTATAAATCCCCGCCTACAGTCTTTTGAGGCCATACTGCCCATGCGTCAATAACTAGGATTTCTTCTAGTGCAACCATCAACCAATCAACAAATGTGTATCCGTTTGCGCGGTCAGGGTTTTCCCAAAAGGTGCGAACGCGGTCAATCTCTGGATTAAACTTTGCGCGGGCTTCTGCCATAGCGCGAGTGTGGTCTTTGTCACTTCCTGCAATTATCTTTTCTGAAGCGTCTTGCGCAAGAACAATATCCCAATCAAGAGATGACACTTTGTTTTTAATAACCTCAATGCAACGGCGCATAATATCTACTTGGTCAGCGGCGGCGCGTAAAGTCTTAAATGGAACAAAGCGTGTTTCCGTAACATTTATATTCTGTGCTACTTGGTATTCGTAACGGCGTGGGTCGGGTCTTCCGTCTTCACGGAGAGGGTTAATTGCACCCGGAGTTATCGGGTTGCCCGGTCCAAAAGGAACTAGCGATAGCCAAGGGTTTCTTGGAAGCGGGTCGCTTGAGCCATACGATTGACCAATTGCACCCGGAGCGGCATTGCGCATCTCGGATTCAGTCATAGTTACTGCACCTACAGGTAAATTAAGTGCCTTAGCGATTCGGTCACGCAGACCCATGTGAATCTCCTTAATTAAGCGTGGACAACTACCCGATATTGGTTAGAAGTTGGTGCTACAGAGAACAGTAATGTTACTGTATTAGTAGTTGCGTGGTTCACATCACAGATAACTTCTGCGTATGGTGAGCCTGATTCATACACAGACACAATAACATCTCTTGTGCCAAGGTTGTGTGTAATTGTGTAAGAAGTTGCAGAACCATCGCCTACGCTTGTCGCATACTTAGATACTACAACCGCGCTATCAATAGCAACTGTATTGGTTAATACAGAGATACCATTTCCTGCACCTACGGCTAGGTCAGAAGATAGGTTAAGTCCTGAAGTGGTAGCAAGTTTAACTTCCGCTCCGCTTGCACCGGTCTGTAATCCGTATCCGCTTCTTGGTTGGAAAGTAAAGTTGTTACCGGTAAGTAAAACGCCGTTGCTTGCTGTATATGTGCCAGCACCGGAGAATTGCTGAAATTCGATTGGGTCAGTTCCAACAGTAGTTACTTCATCAACATTTACCCAGCCTGTATTGGCAAGAGTTGTTCCGTTATCTACGAATGTAAAGTCACCGCCAGCGATTTCTACCGCTTGGTCAAAGTCTGTTGCGCGAGTAAGAACCCAGTTTGTTGAACCGCTACCTACAGTTGTAAGGGTATAAATACCATTCTGTGATGTTGTAGTTTGGTTCTTTACAAGGATTCGGTCATTAAGGCTTGGGGTAGTTCCATCTGTAGCAAATGCCGCTTGTGTGCCAGCGTTTGTAAGTGTTGCACCTACTCCGCTAGTTCCGTTGCTATATGTCGCATTAAGGTTTGCAGTTGTTCCCGCGTATGAAGCCGCGTGAATATTTAGACCTTGCGCTACATCATCAACATACTGCTTAGTTGCTGCATCTGTGCTAACTGTTGGTGTTGCTAGGTTTCCAAGTTTGAAGCCTTGCATATTAAGGTCTTGGCTTGGTGTAAATGCGTGTGTGTGGTCTTCTTTAGATGGAACGCTTGCTGAACCTGCGCTCGCAGCCGCTCCACTAATTGCGTTAGGTGTAGATGTGCCAAGTGCCGGAGTTCCGTGTGTGTGGTCAGCACGAGCATAATCGGTAGAACTTCCGTTACCGCTTGATGCGCCGTAAGAAGTTTGTGCGGTTACTGTGCCAAATTGATTTGTTTGCGCCCAAGCAGAACCATTTGAGTAATAGAAAAGATAGTTGTCGGTTGCATAATAAATAGTTCCGGCATCAACTGTAGCGGCGGCAGGGCGAGCGGAAAGTAATCCTGACTGAACTGCGTTGCCCGCAACTTCCCATCGGGTTCCGTTGTAAATATAAAGTTGGTTATCAACTGTGTTGTAGTAAACCTGTCCTGCGGCTGGTGTAGCCGGAGCGGTAGCAAGGTTTTGGATAACTGCGTTAGAAAGTTCGTTCTTGTTTAGGTCAATGCCTACTAAAAACTTGCGAGCCATTTATATCTCCTTATATAACATAAGCGGTGCCGCTAAACGCCGCCGTAAATGTGATAACCATTTGGTTAAGTGTAGGGTATGAGAAAGTGCCTTCGCATTGAGTTCCGGCACTATCAAGGACTACGGCTGTCGGGTTGCCGTTAAGATTGTGGTTAATTGTCCAAACTGCAGAGGGTGAACCCTGTGTATGCACATAAAAAATGTCTGCTGAGTCAAATGCTCCGGGTTGTCCTTGCGGACCGGGTGCTGCAACTGTAATTTGGTTGATAATCGGGGTTACAATAATGTTATCTTCGCTCATCGCGTTACCTCTGCGCTAACTACTATTTGACCTTGGATAAGGCGTGTGGTGACTGATGGGTTGTTATTGCTGTAAATCTCTAAATCATAAACATAATTACCTTCGTCAATCAAGCCTGTCTGTGTAGCAGTTGCTTGAATTGCGACTGTGCCTGTTGCTCCAGTAATTGTAATGCCGCCGTTCTGTGTAGTTAAGGTAAGAACTGCAACCGGGTCGGAAGGCAGAGAGCGAAGTTGTAGTGCGGCTGTGTAGTTAGTTATATTTATTGGCGTTCCGTTTGGGTTTTGATATGTGACTGTTAGATACCAGTTGGCACCTTGGTCAATGGTAGTGTTATATGCAACTGCCATTATTCTCCCTCAATAACTACCGGACTAGGTATAACTGTTCCGCAACGCGAACAAATACTAGCACTCTTAAGGTTAGGAAATCTGCAAGAAGGGCAGAATGCCGCCATATTAGAAAGTGCAATCATTGAGGAAGAACCTGTATTTAGTTCGGTCAATGCCCACACTAACGCGTCAATTCTATCAGGAGATTTTGGCATATCGGGAGTCCAAGTAACCATTTGGTCTTCCAAAAGATTAAACCCGCCTACATGGTGAACGCGACCTTGCTCATACAATGCGGATATAGGTTCGGCTCTAACTCTCTTGCCGCGTGTCGCAGTAACTTTAGATACCGGAATACTGTTATCAACTGTGCGGAGTAGTTGCACAATCATATCCCCGCCGTTATTGGCTTCTGCCACAATGCGGTCTGCTTCGTGTGTCTTGTAGGCATCAACCGCAACTCTTGCCCAAGCGTCAGGTGTTGCTCGTTGAGTGTAATCTGCCAAGACATAAAAATGCCCGTCTGCCGACATACCCGCAACCATAATTCCGGTTTCGTCAGAATCTTCTCCGCTTGTTACAGCCGGGTCAATGGCTACAACTACGCGTATCAGCATTGGGGCTTCTTCTACCCTTGAATCATCAATCATCTTGCGGTGCCATAGTGCGCCCTCAACATCATCAAGCAATTCGCCATAAAGTTCCTGCCGACCTGTGCGAGTTCCGGCATAACGGGCTTGGAGTTCTACAAGTGCGGCTTGGGAAAGGTTTGTTGCATTATCAAAGGTTGAGCCACGCGTTACATAGACCGACCCATCGGTGCGCCCCATCCACTCCCGCAAGATGCGGATAGGTTTAGGGGTTGTAGTAACCACCGCTCTTGGTCTTTGACCGATACGCAGAGCAGGGGCAATACCTTCATGCCACGACTCAAAGGAGTATCGCCATTTAGCAATCTCATCAGCCCATACCCCGCTAAGGTTAAAACCACGACCAGCATCAGGGTTATCAGCACCGAACATATGTATCTTTTGACCATCTTTTAGCCCAATCTGCCAAGATGACTTGTTGTAGGTGTAATCAACCATATTGGTCATACCCCGTCTTTGCATTACGCGCAAAATACCGCTTGGACCCTCTACACACATTACGCGGGTATCACCAAAGGTTTCGCCAATAATTGCCCACTCGGTAGGGCTTCCGTCAGGGGCTTTAGGGTTAGCCAATACCTGCTCTACTAGCCACTCTGCGCCCGTTCTAGTCTTGCCCCAACCTCTACCCGCAAGGATTAGCCATACAGTCCATTTACCGGCAGGTTCTTGTTGTTCGGGTCTGCCTGTAAACCACCAAGGCATATTGAGCATATCTAGGCGTTGGTCATCTGTAAGCCGGTCTATTACTTTGTGTTTCTCAAGTTCCGGCAGTTGGGTCAAGTATTCATACATACTTAGAGCCATGCGCTTAGTCCTCTAGGTCAGGCTTGGGCGTAAGTAATTCTAGTAAAGCCGCCCGTGTATCAAGGGCTACATTTATAGGGTTGCCGTTTACACCAGACAACTCCACATTAGTCTGCTTAGACCATTTCTTAGGCTGTGAGCGTTCTAGCCACCACGCCGCCGCTTGCCACGAATCATCTGCCGCTTTCTGGATACGCAGGACATTTCGCATCTCTGCTTGAGCGCGGGCTTTCCTTACTGTGTCGCTTAATTCTTTTAATAATGGTTTTGCGTCATCTTCTTCGCTTTCTTGCAACCAGCGATACAAAGTAGCCCTATTTATGCCCGCAAAGTCACAGGCTGTCTCAATGTAATTACCATTTTGTAGTGCAGTTCCTAGTAATTCAATGAGTTCTTTGGTTAGTTTAGGCTTTCTTCCCGCCATTTTGCTCCCCTGCCAATTCTAATAACGCCTTCAATACAACCATAGGTGTAACTATTACAATACCAGCAAACCATAATCCAAGCCCGAAAAGAAATCCGTCTATTAGCATCAGAAAGTCCAGTTCTTATCTTTCATCACATCAGACTTCCAAATCGTTATCGTTTCGTAACAATTAGGGCAAGGCACCTCAATGCGTGGCTGGTTGTTTCTGTCCTCACTAGCCTTTTCGAACTGATGTTCTAATTTGTCGGCAATCTGCTCAATAGTTTCTTGTTCTGTGCCGGCTTTGACCTTTACAAAGTCAGGGTCTAACTGCACATCAGGGAAGAATATCTCGCGGAAGTCAGGGTCAACGAATTCTTTGAGTTCTAAAGCAAGTTCGGCAGACCAAGTGGCATATTCAGAGGTGCGGTTATCAATAATCCGGTATTCCTTAGCCTGTTTGGTAGATAACTCGGAGATAACTACATCAACCTCTGTTACGCCGAGTTCCTTGAGAGCGCGATAGCGTGTATGCCCAGCGATAATGGTCATATCCTTGTCCACAAGAATTGGAGCCTGATAGCCAAACTGCTTGATTGACTCTTTGACCTTCTCAATAGCCAAATCGTTCTTGCGCGGGTTGCGCCAGTAAGGAATTACAGTATCTATGCCTACGCTCTGAACATTAATTGTCATCTTTACTCCATCTTTGACTTGGTGTTGGTTCGCCCTTTTCGTATGCCGCTTTGACTTCTAATTGCCGTTTGGTTTCCCAACTTTTGGAATATTCCGTATTGGCAAATAACTTGGCAAAGCCGGTTACATACTTGAGTCGTGCTAATTCTTCAGGTTCTAGTCCTACTTCATTACAAATAGCCTCATCTGATGCGCCGTTCTTGAGCATATCAAAGACAATCTTGCCCATACCCGCTACGGAGTGCTTACCGCGAGCGCGATTATGACGCACAGTTGCCGCCATGCGGTCATTTATGTCCTTGTCTATAACTACGATAGGCAAACGCCCGTCATTTAGTTTATAAATATCTTCATATCGGCGCATAATTGTATAGCGGTGAAAGCCATCAACAATTACATACTTCTCAATCGTCGGGTCATAAACTGTAACTACTGGCTGTGTGTAGCCATCGTGACTAATTGAGGTGTAGAGCAAGCGCATCTCGTTACCCGCAACGGAGTTAGGGTTGTAATCATTGGCTTGGACTTTCTCTACTGGCACCCATCTAACATAACCGATTGGCTGTTGGTGTCTTGGGTGAAAAGCGTCAAAGATGTAACCATTAAGGTCGTTAATAAAGTCCATCTTATTTTCTGCGGCATTGAAGGCGTCAGTTAGTGCTTCCCTCAAAGTGTTCGGCAAATTTGGCACTTTGTTTCTCCTTCCGTGCTAATTGGTCATCTGTATATGAAATGGCTTCCCAGTTCTTGAGTTTAGTCATATCAACATCGTTACACAAAATAGAGTTGATATGGGCTTTCCACATATTTACACCGGTTGAGCGTGAGTAGTTCTTCTCCATGCCAGCAAAATACTTGGCAAACTTCTCACGCAAAACCGGGTCAATAATTAGGTTTTCTAATAAGTAATCCCGATACTCAACCCAGTCATTAAACATAAACGGCAAGTCCGGCACAAACCAATCCTCTTTGCCCATCTTACCTGCGGTATCTAGCCCTGAAATGCGTTGCGTAGCCTTCTGGTAAGTCTCTGGCTCAATTTCTTGAAGCATAAATAGGCTATGAACTGCGGTTTCGTGGTGGTAATTTGATACACGCATATTCCTAACGGGCGTTCCATAACGGAATAATTCGTTGTAATGCGTGTTGTAATCCCAATTATTTTCATAAATTGCCTTCCAAATATCTATGTATGTCCAGTCATATAGCGGGTCAAGATTGACTTGGTTTTTAGCCTTGTTGATATGTGCGCCAAAAGTTGCCCATTTATAAGTTGGCTCAAGAGTCAAAGCCATAAATCGTGCCGGACTTTCTTCGGTGCGCACCCCGCGTAATGCGGCAACGGCTGTATCAGGAAATGTCTGCTTGATTATTGCTTCTAGCAGCCCACGAAATCTATCTACGCCAAATGTATTTTCCTTGATTGAAATTGGGTCTTGCTCGCGCACCCAATTTTCACCCGGTCCCCAACAATTTAACCAAGGCTCATGAGCAGAGGTCGCATTAAACATACGAAAAGGAATCTGATACCACATAGGTTCAATGTCCGGGTTATACATAACGCGTTTTGCATATTCGGCAGTAGCCTCAAACTCACACTCTTGGTCAAGCCACATAACCTTAAGTGGCAATCTGCCTTTTTCGCGAGCAACCATCTTTGTAAGTTCCATAAGAACTGTGCTGTCTTTGCCACCGGAAAATGACACTACTACTTCGGGGAATTCGTCATAAATCCAGCGTATGCGGTCAAGTGCCGCGTCAAACACATTTTGCTTTTTATAGATTTTCATAAGAAGCCTCATCAATAGGTAAATTAGTAGCCACTAAGTAATTACCAAATACATGCAACTGGTCAAACACATTTTCTATGTCTTTATATGCGGTCATGGTTTCGTCAGGCGATACATAATAGTCCGGTAGGTATCCGTGCTTGTAAAACATAAAAAAGTATTTCTTGCCTGAAAACTTTAACTTTTCATAATTGCTAGGGTCAATGTAAGAGCAAGACCCAAAAAGGCTTATTGCCATATCAAACTCGCCATAACCATCAAACTCATCAAATGTCTGTTGACGAAAAGCGTGATTTGGAAACTTGCGTATAAATTCGTTCATCATGCCTTGCGAAGGGTCAATACCCAAATACATAGCAGGGTGATGAGGCACATACTCAAGGAATAATCCGGTGCCACAACCAATATCTAATACAGAGCCTTTGATATGCGGGGTAAGAGTATTAAATAACTGTGCGTTTTCTGCTAAGTAATTTTGTTCCGAGTATTTATCGTCATACCGAACTGCTAATCGGTCATAAACTGTTTCGGTATAGGTTCTATTTACCAATGGAGCAACCTGCTTTCCGTAAAATGCGTGAGATGGTGCGCGATTAATAATAATTGTTTCGTGCATTGGGCTACCCATAGTCCAATACTTGCGACCATCAATGTGTAGATAAATATAAGTTTTACGATAAAAGTTTTCAGGGTGTCCGTAAGTTCTAATAAGAGTTACAAAACGCACAAAGCCTTCGTCATCATGCTTGCGCCACTCTCTAACTGTGTAAGCGTGTTCTGCGCCTTGGCGTGAGGGTTTCCAAAAACAATCGTCAATGTAATCTAACGCCCACTCTAAATCTGCATCCGGAACTAAAGGCATCACATACGCCACGCTTCCATAATTGCCCTCTTTCCTTAACCATAATTATTCTATGGTCAATGCCAACCTTGCGTCAAGTAGTTCGTCAATGCTTTCGCGGTATAACGCCCTTTGTTGCCAAGTTAATCTATTGCCGTATCGGTCATCTTTGAGCATCGCATATACATGGGTTATTGCCTCATCTATATCCGCTAGGGTCACACCCTCTTCTAATACGAGCATGACCATAGTTAATCACGAAGACTTGCGTTTTGCGCGTTTCTCTTTGTAAGCCTCAACATCTGTAATGCGGTAATAGACTTTGCGACCTTTGCGGTTATCCCACTTTAGATTGCCGCGAAATTGAATTTGACGCAGATTATTTATACTAATGCCAAGGAATTGAGCAGTTTCATCTGCTGTCCAAAATCCCGTAAGTTCTACTTCGTGAATTACCATGATGGTTCTTCTACCTTCTGCTTGGTTTTGACTGGCTTAAAAGTTATAGCAACATCAGATGCGTTAATCTCTAACGCTGTCTTTTCTGTGCCATCTTTTGCGGTGTATTTAGATTGTTTCCAAACACCCGTAACCATTACATTATCACCTTTTTGCAGGTTATCTGTAACAAGTTCCGAAAGGTTCCCAAATGTAACCACACGGAACCAAATGGTTTCGCCATCTACCCATTCTTCACCTTTGCGCTCGCGGGGTGTATATGCCAAACTAAAAGTTGCCCAAGCCTTGTTAGCCTTAGAAAACTTAAGTTCCGGTTCTGAACCAACATTACCTTTTACTGTGATTGGGATACTCATTTAATCGCCTTCCATTAGAACGGATACGCTTCCGTCATTATGTAATAATACAATACTATGGTCAGGTCTTACAAAAGGCGTTTCTTCCGGCTTCTGCCAAGTTCCGACCATCCACCCCTTATCTGCCGCGTATGCAGGACGGGAATGAATACTATCTGTGCCTAAATTGTGGCACTCATGATGCACATATATAAGGTTTGAGACTGTATGCTCACCGCCCCTAGAGCGCAATTTGCGGTGGTGTAAAGCGCCATCTGACCCTAACACCCGCCCACATACCTCACAGTAGCCCTGCGCCCGACTATGGACTATTTGGACTACCTGTGGGTCAATCTTCTTCTTCGTCTTCGTAGATTTCATCAGGATTTACTGTTGGCAAAGCGGGTTCCCAAACTTGCGGAATTATCTGACTCATTTAATACCAACCTGTTCCTTTCTTGTCTTTGGATAACCAAAACGCCCAAGCATTACATGGCGTGTCGTATCTGTGCTTAATGTATTTCAATCCGTAATTTATTTGTGTCGTATGAGGAAGTGTAGGGTCAAGTCCTAAAATCTGTGGGATTCCCCCAGCGTGTTTGCCATTAACTTTTATTTTGTTAAATGCCT